TTTCAATACAAGGTAATGCTATCATTACATTTGTGATAACTAAAGACAATTACATAACTTTTACAATAACGAAATTATGAGCACAACTCCATACCCAGGTCCAGATGAAGTAATTATACCATCTCGTATATATTTCGATGAAGGTAAGAGAATAGATGTTAAAGTATGGCCTAAGACCCTTCAATTAACAGGTCCCACTAAGGATTTAAACAAGGTATTCAAAACCCTTGAAGAATACGATGATTGGTGGCATCAGTTTAAGAAAAAGAATCCAGATGCCTTCCGTAAAGATGCGAAATATGTAAAATCCATTAATGGCCTCTTCCTTATCCAGAAAAGGCTCTATCAGATACCCAATAGAAGCCTCAGCTAAGTATTCTGGGATATTGCATATTTAAAAATAAAGTATTAAATTTGCATCAGAGAAAAGAAATATATTATTCATTTAAAATTTAGGCAATCATGAACTTGAACAACATTACAACAGCCCTTAAAACCGGTATCACAATTTACCAATATGAACAATGGCAAAATACTGGTTCAGTCAACCTAATGCAAAAGGAATCCCACATGCTTTCCAAGATTTGGCTTAAGACAAATATCCATAACCCAGATTCTTTGGATAAACCCTTTATCCAACTCTCTGCTACTTTTACTTCAGAATTCGATATTCAAGAATACAACGAATGGTTAAGGGCTAACCAGTACAAATTATATCCATTGCTACTAGATATTCTCAAGATATCACTAAAGGATGCTTACGATAATTATTCCAATACTTCTAACATTCATTACGAAGGAGGGAAATTCCCAAGTATGCTTACCATTCAATTATTTAACTTAGAATTCTAATGTCATGAAACTAACCATAACAACCCTAGTAATCGTAGAAGGCTCTTATATCCAAGGAATTTTCCATTCCTTGGAAGAGCATCCAGGTAAAGCTTACCAAGAACTGGTAGACCAAGTAGAAAACGAATATGGTTATGATGCCGATAAAGATCATGTACCATTACATTTCAAAACTATCCAAGACATAGAGAATTACTTTGAACTTGTACACATAGAGACTCAAGAACTTACATCAACTGGATTTAAAACAGCAATCTTTAAAAATGAATAATATGGAACCAATCATAACAGTAAACGAATACCCTATCGGATGGGAATGGTTAGACAGAGTACCTCTAGAAGACTTTACTTGGCTAATCGAAATATTCTCTACTATAACTGATAACACTGATACTTATGACTTTGCTACCTTCGATAAGGAAGCAACCAATGGAGAACCTCCTTATCCAGTAATCGAAATCGATAGAAAAGGATTAGCCTACTTCATGAACGATGATCAAGGCTATGAACCAGGTATATCAATGTACGG